GCGTTGCCTTCATCCGAGAGCACAGCCGCGCAGTCAAGCTCGTTTTGGCGGGGGTCGGGACTGTTTTGGCCGCTACTTATGGGCGGTCGATCATTCAGGCAATCACGGCCTCGTCGACGTTTTTCAAGGTGCTCAAGAGCGGTCAGGGTATCGTGGCAGCGCTCAACGCGACGATGCTCGCGAACCCCGTGGCCGTCGTAACGGCTGCTGTGGTTGCTCTCGCGCTGGCTTTCGATGATCTCTTCGCTTTCATTCGGGGCGGGAACTCGATTCTCGGCCGCTTCCTGAGCTTTATTGGCGTATCTGATGAACGGATTCAGGCGATCCGCGAGACCTGTCAGGAATGGCTTGACGCCCTCATCAATCTCCCGGCTGAAGCCGTCAAGGCTCTCGGTGAATTGTGGGACGCGATCAAGTCAATCGGCAGCTCCTTCAAAGAAGGCGTGGCGGATTTCTTCGGCGGTGTCGGTGAGTTCTTCGCCTCCCTGCCGGATCGCGTAGCCGGTTCGATCGAGCAAACGATTGAGGCTGTTGGCGCACTGGGTGACGCTATAGGAGACGCAATTGAACGCGGGATACAGTCTGCCATTGACTGGGCGATGAGCTCGTTCAAGGCGTTGGTCGACCAACTTAGCGCGTGGATTTCTGATGCTCTCGATATTGGCGGGAAGATCAAGGGCGCGGCATCAGGCGTCGTGGACTCTGCCAAGGGCGTCATCAAGGATACTTTCGGCGGCATTGCGGACTTTTTCTCGGGGAACGATAGCGACGAGAAGGGGGCGGAAGCTCCGGTGCGGGCAAACGATCCGAAGATCGTTCGTGTCAAGTACGATGCTCCGGTTGCCTACGCCGGCATGCCATCGCAGGAAAGCTCGTCCGACACGCTCGCTCGATTAGGCGATGCGCTTTCGGGCTTCTTCAGTGAGACGCCTATGCAGGCAACTGTCGGGAGCTTTGCGGCGGCTAAGTCTGCAAGCGCAGGCCCGGGCGTGACGAACGATATGCAGATTCAGGTGACAAACAACATTCAGACGAATGGTAACCCTGAGGCCGTCGGGCAGGCCGTTGGCGGCGCGATGGACAATGCGTTGAGCCGTCGAAATCGCATGCTTGTGGCAGCGCAGTCAGGCGTAATTTCAAAGTGAGGAAATGATGGCCGAAGTTTGGGCAATCGTTGACGAGAATGCGCGGCCGTTCTGCGGCTACACGGCACTTGATGGGTTCGAGGACAACTCGACAGCCAATGTTCCGACGGAGCCGCAGGAAAACGGGGCGTTATACGCTTATGACAAAGTGCCTCAGCCGTCCGAGTGTTCTGTCAGCCTCCTTTTCTCTGGCGACTATCAGGCACAGCAGGAAGCCGTTTCCAGGCTCGAGTCCTACCGGCGCGGTGTGCAGCTCTTTCGCATCCTAACGCCCTCTAAGGTGTATAGCCGCATGGCTGTCGTGTCGTACGGCTATACACGCTCGGCAACGAACGGAGCTAACGCGCTTGAAATCCATGTTGATTTCCGAGAGGTGCAATCGGCAAAGGTCGGCGGGGCGTCTGTTGCGTGGGCACCCAAGAGCGACAATGCAGCGAACAAGGTGCAGACGGGGCAGGCGCAAGGGGGCCTCGTTGCCGATCTCTTTTCGGGAGGAAGATGATGATACGCATACCACTGCAGACGCTTCCTAATCAGGAGTTTTCCATCGTCCTTGATGGGCAAAACTGCGTTATAAATCTGCGGCAGATGGGCGGCTTTTTGTATCTCACGCTAACGGCTGATGAGGTCAAGATTTGCGACAACCACGTGTGCCGCACGATGTCGCCTATCCCCGTGTGGAATACGCCTGATTTCGCAGGCAGGCTTTTCTTTCTTGACAGCGGTGGAAAATCCGCATCGCCTCAATACGATGCACTGGGCGACCGCTTTACGCTCAACTACGCGACGGAAGAAGAATGGCGGGCACTTACAGCTTAAAGGACATCCGAGTAACAATCACTCTTGACAAGAGCGGCGTGAACAACCAGCACACCTTCCAAGGCTTTGCCACGAATGTAGCAATCTCAAAGACGGGGGGAGTGGATTTCGCGACGGCGCAGGTTGAGATTTACGGTCTGTCGCTCGACACAATGGGGCAATTGACGACACTCGCCTTCAAGCCTCTCGGTCGTAGGTGGAATGCGATAGAGATCGCGGCCGGTGAGCAGGGGCAGGAGTTGCCTGTGATTTTTCGCGGGTGCGTCACGGTTGCATACGCTGACCTCAATGGTTCGAGCTCTGTGCTCAAGATAGAAGCGCAGGTTGGCGCATACCCGCTCCTCGAGCCCGCGTCGACTGTGAGCGTGCAGGGGTCTCAGGACGTCGGGGACTTTATCAAGTCTCAGAGTGCGCAGGCGGGGTTCGAGTATCAAAACGACGGTGTGCAGGCAACGGTTTCTGACATGACGGTCTACGGAGACCCGATCACAAAGATGAAAACGGTTGCGAATGCCGCAGGCGCGGACATCATCTTTGATGACGACAAGACGATCGTTGTGCCGAAGGACGGCGTAAGGCGTGCAGAAGGCGGCGTGCCCGTTGTCTCTGCTGACACAGGGATGATTGGGTATCCGACCTTTACGAACACGGGCATCCAGTGCAGGACGTTTTTCCGTCCAGAGCTACGAGTGGCGGCGGCGGTGAGCGTGCAGACGATTGTTCCTCATGCTTCTGGCGTATGGAAGATTACTCAGCTTCAACATTCTTTGAGCGCGCACAACCCCGGGGCGAGTTCTTGGGAAACGTCCTTTGATGGCATGTGGTTAGGAGAATGAGATGTCAGAGTATGCACAGCCGCAGAACGCGTTTACATCGGGCTCACAAATCAACGTCCTGGATTTTCTGATTCGCTCGGTCATCAAGGGCATGGTCAATACCGCGATTCCCGTGCGAGTGGACACGATCACGCGTCCCGGTGATGGCGCGGGCGCTGGATACCTGAGCGCGACGCCGCTAGTCAAGATGCGAAGTGCGTCCGGCAAGGCGCTCGAGCCTGTCTCAATTCCTAAGCTCAGGTGGTTTCGCCTTCAGCACGGCACGGCCGCACTGATTTGTGACCCGAAGCCTGGGGACGTTGGTTTGGCTGTCTTCGCACAGCAAGACGTGTCGACGCTTACGGGCGGAAACGAAGCTGTTCAACCGGGTAGCTTCCGATGCTACGACATGAGCGACGGGTTCTACTTTGGCGGTTTCTGGGGGCAGACTCCGACAACTTTCGTCAGGGTCGAAGACACTGGGGACATAACAATTACGGCACCGAAAACAGTGACGATCAATACGAACGTGGAGACGATCAACGCGAAATCATCGTGCACAGTCAACACGGCTACGGCGACGATCAATGCGAGCTCCAATTGCAAGATCGACAGCCCCGAGACCCACATCACGGGCACGCTGAAGGTTGATGGAAAAATCACAGGCTCGGGCGGCCTAGCAGTCTCAGGTGGCGGCGGGGCTACGGTTTCGGGTGATGTTGTGGCAGACGGGATCAGTCTGAAGGGGCATGTTCACACCTGCCCTGACGGCACAACCAGCGCGCCGAAGTAACCTAAACATTTTTTTTAAAGGTTCGCATGTGACGCATACAGCCTACACAGCAGAGCTTTCGTCAGAGTGGGACTTACAGCTTGACGGAAACGGGAATGTCGCGATGGTTCGCGGAACTCCTGCAATCGTTCAAAACGTCTGCAACGAGGGGCGGCTTTTCTACCACGATGCCGTCTTTCGGTGGGATCAAGGGATCAAGTGGTTTTCGGACCAAATCGCTCAGCCGATACAGGAAGCCATTACAACGGAAGATTTGCGTTCGGCGGCATTGAGTGTGCCAGGCGTGCTTACGGTTGAGTCGGTTCAACTAAAAGCGCTTGATACAACAACACGTGTTTTGAGCGCTGAGGTACAGGTAACAACAGAGGGCGGCAGTTATGGCACAGCTAGAGTTTAACGCGGATACTGGGGTGGTCGTCCCGACCGTTAAGGAGGTGCGAGACGACGTCGCCTCGGGCTTTCAGGAGGCCTTTAAAGTCAGTGACTCCGACCCGCTCCTAAACGTGGATTCGGCATCGCCCATGGGGCAGGTCGTGGACTTGGTGACGACTGAAGTTGCGGCTAAAAATCGTGAGGTGGCTTTCCTCGCAAACCAGCTCAATCCGAAGACCGCAACGGGTGTTTTCCTCGATGCCCTAGCCGCGCTATATGGGCTCACTCGCAAGATTTCGGAGCCGACGGTCGTCGTCTGTACGTGTACTGGGTTGAAAGGCACTGTCATCCCCTACGGCGCGATTGTGCAGGATACGCAGGGCAATCAGCTCCGACACGCAGTGGCCGGCGGGGTGATGATTCCGGATTCTGGCAGCGTCGACACTCAGTTTTCCTGTGTGGAGCACGGTGGCATTGAGATTGGTGCCAAGACTGTTACGCAGATCGTGACGGTCATCGCGGGGTGGGATTCGGTGACGAACGCGGCCGCGGGGAACACCGGGCGAGACGAGGAGCCGGACGGGGAATTGCTCAATCGCATGAAGCAGAGCTATGCGATCAATGCGAACGGGACTGTTGAGAACATGCAGTCCAATTTGGCCGCGCTTGAAGGCGTTCTCGACTGTGTGGTCTTGGAAAACTATACGAACGAAACCCAAACTCAGTACGGGATATCGATCAAGGGCCACAGTGTGGCGGTCTGCATTGTTGGCGGGGATGATGACGATATTGCCCGCACGATCTTTGAGCGCAAGAGCGCGGGGTGCGGTACGGTGGGCGACACTCAGGTTACGTTCATTGACACCGAGCATTTCAACGCGTCTTATGTCTATAACATCGTCCGTCCCACAGCGGTGGACTTTACTGTCAAGGTGACGTTCTTCAGCGACGACATGGACGCCACGACGCAGGCAAACGTTAAAGCGGCGATCATCTC